AGCCGACTTCAGCACCTCAAGCATGGGTTGGCCTGCGGAGTACGCCAACGCGATAGAGGCGGTCTTGGCCACGCCGTAGAGGAGCAAGAGGTAGTAGGTCATCACCGGGCGCACAGAAGCGCTCAGAGAGGCCACCCAGCCGCTTGCGGCCTTGACCATCTCGGTCTGCTGGTCAATTGCCGCTTTGAAAGCAGTCGTAATTCCAGCATCCACGGCCATATCACGTTGAGCGCCAATCTCTTCCAACTTGATCTGTCCGCGTACTTTTTCGAGGTCGCATTGCTTGTCAAACATCGCCAACTCATGCTGTCGCTCGTTTTTTTTATCGAAATACTTAATGACCTCCGGCACAAGGCGGAAAACACCCCCGAGAACTGAACCAAAAATACCCCCGCCTAATAATTCCATCATGATTTTGCTCTCGTCTTTTTGATTGCCTCACTTGTCTACTTTGTTTTCTAGCTTGTCAAAAATCTTACTAAGCATGCCCTTGATCTCCAGAATGTCATCACGATAGTCTTCCCGACTAACATATTGTGAAGACATTTCTGTAATGCGGTCCTCGATGCGAAGAATTGAACGCGATAGCGAGTTAAGAATCCACCCACCTAATCCGCCTCCAACAGCGAACACAAGGTTAATCAGCGTTTGATTGTCCATTTTTGGCAGCGATAGCGGATTTAAGAGGAGCTAAGTTCTGTCCCTGCATGAAATCCTTGGCGACCATGATTTCCAGATGGGCGATGTTGCGGGATTTGCAGTCATCCCACTCGTCATCCTCCATCTCCTCGGGCTTGCCCGCGTTGAGTAGGTTCACGCTGTCCATCGCCGCCGAGTAGTGACGGGCGATTTCCTCGTCAGTGAGTTGTTTGAGTTCACGCATTTTGTCCACCTTTAAGGATGAGTTGCTTTGTACTCGTCGAATTCCGCCTTGAGTTCTTGAATGGCCTTTACCAGAACCGCCAACAATGATTGGTCATTGAATCGCAGTTTGTCGGGTTGTTCTGCATCAACGATGACAGAGTTCTCACCTTCAAGTGCCAAAATGTCCTGCGCCTTGAATCCATAACGTAGAGGGCCATGCGCCTCTGTGCTGTCGCGGTCTACTTTGTAACGGTACGCTGTCGGTTTCAACTGGCTGACAAATTGCAGGCCATGAGGAACCGGAGCAAAGTCCGTTTTATCACGCGCATCCGAAACTACTGTCCACGCAACCTGAACGTACGCATTGGTCACACTAGTCGAACCCATGCAGAACCGATTATTTTCAGTGGTCGGGTTAAATACCGGCGAATAACTACCACCACTATTCTGCCCGTTGATCATGGTGTTGCCTGATCCGGTGGTGTTGTTGTATAAGCTTTGCGCGCCATGCCCGACGTTACAGATGCCGGTGGTGTTATTAAAAAGCGCGGCATATCCATTCGCAGTATTTTGAGTTCCGGTGGTACTGTTTTGCAAAGCGCTTGCGCCGCTTGCAGTGTTGTAACTGCCAGCGGTGTTGGAGTAGAGCGCCGCTTGGCCCAGTGCTGCGTTTAGCTCCCCGCTGGTATTAGATAAGAGGGCACTCTGGCCGACTGCGGAGTTGTAACTGCCGGTGGTGTTGAAGGAAAGCGCCGCTTGGCCCAGTGCTGCGTTTAGACCCCCGGTGGTATTGCTATAGAGAGCGGTCTGGCCGCTCGCGGTGTTGTAACTGCCGGTAGTGTTGGTAAAAAGAGCACTTACTCCGCTCGCGGTGTTTTGAAGACCACTGGTGTTGCTGCTAAGGGCACCTTGTCCCAGTGCGGTGTTGCTACTGCCCGACGTGTTTGAATTCAGCGCACTTGAACCGAGCGCCGTATTTGTGGCTACAGCTCCTGCGCCACGACCTACTCTGACGCCGTAAATTGATGCGTCATCGCTTACATCCAATTTTCTGGCCGGGCTGCTCGTCCCAATGCCGACGTTGCCGCTGGAGTCGATACGCATCCTCTCGGAGCCACCCGTGGAGGCCGCAAGCGTGTCTGCGGCGGGGAAGAACAAGCCCGTGTTCAGGTCGCCATTTGCGGCAATGGAAGGCGTAGCGGCAGCACCTGCCCCAAAAGAGGCAATTGTGCTGATCGTCACAGCACCAGTAACGCCCAGCGTCGAACCGTTCCATGTCAGGTCGGCAGAGGCACCAAACACGCCACTGTTGTTGAACTGAATTTGCGTGTTAGAACCCGCAGCAGGGCCACCACCGCCAGAACCAGCAATCAAGGTCACAACGCCAGCGTTGCTCTTAAAATACAACTTGCCGTCAGTGATGTTGATAGCCAACTCGCCGTTTACAAGGTTGCCAGCCGTAGGAACAGCCGCCGCAGTGGTGCTGTGGTAGAGTTGAATGGGTGTGTAGCCTGCTTGTGACATTTTAAATTTCCTCAGAAAGTCCCGCCGGAGATGTCCGACCATGTCGGAGCGCTTGCTCCATTAGATGTTAATACCCGTCCAGCCGTTCCTGCGGCTGTGAATGCAAACGCACTTCCCGTGCCGTAAGCAGCGCCACCAGCAGTCGGTGTTGCCGTTGAGTTTGTGCCGCCATTTGCTACGGCCAATGTCCCGGTGACACCAGTCGATAGAGGCAATCCTGTGGCGTTAGTAAGCGTTCCAGACAGCGGCGTACCCAAGGCACCACCGTTGACTACAAAGGCTCCAGCGGTTCCTACACTGATTCCTAGGGCCGTTGTCACCCCGGTGCCGGTCGTAATAGTTGAAGGTGCAACCCCGGCCCCTCCACCAACGACCAAAGCATTTGCGGCCAAGACGCCGGAACTTGCCATCGTTGTGCCGCCAGAAAAGTACAGCACGCCGCCAGAAGTGCCCGAGGAAAGTCCTGTGCCGCCCACGGTAACCGCAACCGTCCCGGAAGTGATCTGGTTACCGTTGATGGCAATTGAGGTATTGGTGACCGATGTAATCTGCCCTTGAGCGTTGACCGCAAGAACCGGAACTTGAGAAACAGAACCGTAGGTAGCCGCAGAAACCCCGGTATTGGTGATTGAAAACTGAGTTCCAGTCAGGGTCAGGCCGGTGCCTGCACTGTAAATCTGCGAAGCAGAAATCTGGGCAAAAGTGATGTTGGTCGTACCAAACGTAATCGTTCCGACTGTATTGCAGACGTAAGTTTCGCCAGCCCCGGTATTACCGCTCTGGATGAAGAACGCATCCCCATTTCCAAGCCCGTTGGTGCTTTTCAAGGCATAAGTGTCGGCATCGGTGGCTCGGGTTAGTACCCAAGCCGTTGATCCATTGCCGACCGTCGTGACCGTGTAGACGCCGTTTTCAAAAGCGTTGGTCTGGTTATAGATCAGAATGCGGTCACCCGAAGATGCAGTCGGGCCATCCGGGGCAAAAGCGGCTAAGGTGCCTGCGTTGGTCAGCGTTGCCCCTACACCGGATGCGCCGTTGTTGTAGGTGGCATTAAGGTTTCCGGTGGCGTCAGGCACCTCATACTTGACCGGCGTGTGGTAGGTGATACCAGAAGACACCAGCGTGTCCACATACTGCTTTGTTGCCGCCTGCAAAGCCGTGGTGGGGTTTTGAGTCAACTCCACCGAGGTTAGGCCAGCCAAGGTCAGGCTGGTCGCGCCCAGCGCAATGTTGGTCGTGCCAATCGTCACAGACGAGTTGGTCAGCGACGCATTGCCAATGTTGGTCAGGGTGTTGTTGGAGCCGCTGATGGTCTTGTTCGTCAGCGTGTCGGTCGTAGCGCGGCCAACCAATGTGTCGGTGCTAGTCGGAAGCGTCAAAACACCGGTGTTGCTGATCTGCGCGATAACAGGCGTTGTCAGCGTTTTGTTGGTCAGGGTCTGGGTGCCGGTCAGGGTGACGACAGTCGAGTCGATGCTGATCGTGCGCGCCACAGAACCGTCAAAGGTCGTGCCCGTGTTCAGTTGCAGGCCGGTGCTGACCGTCAAGGCATTGGTCGTCGTGGCCGTGATGGTTCCAGACGCACCTAAAGCCACCGTCACACCGTTGTAGGTCACAGACGAGTTTGTCAGGCTGGCGTTGGCGATGTTCGAGAGCGTGTTTGTAGAACCGCTGATCGTTTTGTTGGTCAGCGTTTCGGTGCCCGCAAGGGTCGCCAGCGTGCCCGTGGTGGGCAAAGTGACGCTGGTGGCACCCGTGGTAGTCAGGGTCAAAGAAAACGCGCCAGAGGTCGTAAAAGACCCCGCCGTGGAGACGTTTCCGCCCAGCGTGATGCTGTAGGCGCCGTTGTTGATGCCCGTTCCGCCCGAGGCGGGGTTCAGGATGCCAGCCAGCGTTACTGCGCCCGTGGTGGCTGTAGACGGGGTAAAACCGGTCGATCCAGCACTGAAGGAATTCACGCCACCAGTCTGCGAAAAGGTTCTCCATTGGCCGTTGGCGTACCCGTCGAAGGTCTGAGTTGTGGTGTTAAACCGGAACTGGCCCGGAGAACCCACAGGCTCCTGCCCGGTTGTTCCAAGCGGGATCACCACACCACCGGTTCCCGGCAGTACCGCGTCAGATGCCAGAGATAGGGTCGGGTTACCGCCCTGACCATTTCCGTTGGCCGCATCGATTTGATTGGCGGTTCCGGCAATCAGCACCCCGCCTGCGGTGGTGCCGTTCTGAAAAGCAAGCAAACCAGTTCCGCCGACCTGAGCAATCGCGGAAATCAGCCCATCTAGCGACAAAGTCGGGTTGTCAGACACCCCGTTGGCGTTGGCGACGGCCAAACCGGTGCCAGAAACGGCAATTTGGCGAGCCGTGACGGCGCTTGCGCTTGTTTTGGCTATCAACCCATTGCCTGCGGCTTCCAACGAGCCAGAAGCCCCGTTTAGCGTGATCTGGAGGGTGCTTTGAGCGCCTCCATCGACCAAGCCGATGCCGGTGCCGCCAGACAGGCGGCGGGAATTGGCAAGAGTTGGCTCCTGATTTAAGGTCAGAAAGGTCTGATTCTGCGCCGGGGAGGCGGCAATTGCGCCCGTAGTGGTCTGTACAGTGACGCCGTTTTGAACGACAGGCACAAGTTCGTTGCCTGTGATCGCTCCGGCTGATGGTAGTTGGGATATGGTTACATTTGCCATTACGGACTCGGACTCAGGTTATCCAGATTCCCGTTGTTCTCGGGTGTCTGGGTGTTTTGTTCGGGAGACAGTGTCCAGTCTCCATCCGGCGCGGTGACAATTCCATCCGGGTCAACTGCAACGCTGACATCAGGCCGTGGAAACCGAAGGTTAATCCTTTCGGTTTTGCGGGCTGGCAGGCGATACGGGTCAAGTTCATCCTTGCACCCTCGGTCGGCACATACGCGCAGACCGGGAACATTGGAATCTGACACCAGACTGACGAACGGAACCTTCATCTGGCAGCGGTCGCATATAGCGATGGCTACCGATGTGAGTCCTCTGGTGTCAAGAAATATGGGCACAGTTACCTCGTATAAACAGAGATGTTGGGCGCCCAATAAATAGGCGACTTGTCGCGCTCTTCTTGCTCGGCCTCGAAGAGATACTTTTCGGCTTGCTTTTCAAGATATCCGATCCGGTCAGCGGCGACCATGGGTAACTCGAGCGACATCCGGTGCGAGAGCATGAAAAGGACAGCCTCGTACCAACGCTGAGGAATCTCAAGTTCACCAGACAAGGCGCCGACATCCATGATCTGACGCTGATACCAGATCGTCATCTGAATAAACGGGTCGCTTGGAACCGGCCATAGGTAAACGGTCGGCTGTGGGATGGTGCGGTCAAACCAGAACTGGTAAGGCTGATTGGCCGTAAAGTTTTGATTGGGCAGATTGGTGTAGTCGTCCCGGTTTAGGCGCGACATTTGAATCAATCTGGCGTTATTGCCGACATACCACTCACGCAGGGCTAAGGTCGTGCCGTTGTAAGCGCGGATGCGGTAATACTCGACAGATTGGCCCGGATCAATATCTGTCCAAACCCACTGGTTGTCTGTAACAGTACTCTCGCCTAAATCGTCAAGCGTGCTCCAAGTGGTGCCATCGACGCTGTACTCAAGGATGATCGACCAAGTCGCCGTTCCACCGCCGGAAACATACGGCAAAAAGCCAATAGAACCTGCATAAATAGGGTTGTCGGTGCCGAAATTAACTGAAATGTTGCCGTTTGCCGCATTCTGTTGGCAAAAAGTATCAACGTCATTGTCGTAGACATTTGCCACAACGCCGCCTGCCGACGAGGTGTATGACCCATCTGGGCGATTCATTGTGCGGTACAGCACATTTAGCACATCAATGGTGCCATCGGGCATCGTATAGATGTACTGATTGGCCTTTAAGCCAAAGACTTTTTTGTCGATGCACCAGTAATTGATGCCCTTGTTGGCAAGGTGCGAAAGCAGAAAGAAAAGCGATTGTTTGGCCGACAAGACTTGCTCGGAGGTCAGTTCCTCCGCTAATTTGCCGCAGCGACGCGCACCGTGATCAATTAGCGTCTGAACACTGATTGTGGTGGCTCCGACGGTTCCCGAATAAGCCATAGCAGTCCTTTACCATCCGGGGCACCTCCACCGCTTCAATGACGCTTTGGCGCGTGGCGCATCCCCTTTTGAATGTTCTACAACCCCTGACATTCTCGCGCAGAATGAATCCTTGCGCGACCCTCCTTGGGGCTGGGGAGCCTTTAAGTTTGACCCTGTCTCCCGATTGTATTTTGCCCGACCCTTAGCCGTGAGACCAGCGCCTTGATCGGTAGACAATTTTTCTCCGCGTCCAACAGCCAGAGAAACGCCACCACTTTTCATTTTTTTTCCAGAGAACACTTGCTCAACAATTTTTACTCGTTGAGGTTTGGTCGTAACCTTGTTGACAATGTTCTCGCGCTCAGACTTGCTTTTAGACGGATCGTAAAATCCCGCCTTTTTCAAGGACTGGGCTACACCGCCGTCTTTCATCTTTTTGTCGGCCTTGACAAACTCTTTGCCAACCTTTTGGGGCACTCCACCGAAGCCACCCTTGGTGTTGGCAGCGGCTTGCATCAAACGATGCTGAGCTGGTGACTTGCTTGGCATGATTAACCCATTGGGTTTACATAATGCTTGACCATCTCAAGCACCACGGTGTAAGTATCGCCAGAAGAGGCGTCTAGGGTGGTAAAGGTGATTGCGCCATCTTTGCCAGTACCAGCATTATTCATTAGGCCACCAATCTTTTCAAAATCTTGCTGGTAAGCATTATTCTGAGGAATGGTTTCAATGATGACCGGCGTAGTGGCTTTCCATTTCAATTGGACTTCCATGCCATGAGTCAGGCCAGTAATTTTTGTGACTGTTACTGCGTCACACGCGCCGCCAGCCGCAGAAGAGGCAAGCGATGCAGGGTTAACTTTGACGACATTAGTCTCGCCAGTACCATCGCTGGTATTGGTGAACTTCATAATTGCCACGCGCTCTCCGTCAAAAAGCGTTTGGCTTGCGACTGCATCAGCCATATTATCTTCCCCACTTAGAAGCGGGGGCCGAAGCCCCCGCTCGTTTTCAACACTTACCGCCAGAGCGCTTCTTCGCTGGTGTGACAGTTACAGACTCTTTGGTCTTGGTCACGCTTTCTACGCCTTCCTTGGTCTTCGGGGTAAATAACCCCTTGACCCCTTCCATCATGCGTCGCGGAATGCTTATGACGGCCTCTCGCATGGCCTCATTCTCTGCCTTTTCAGTGGCGTAATGACGGTCATAGGCGCCTTTTGACAAATCCTCAAATTGCTTTGATTCATAGTCTGTAAAGCCGCCCTTCTTCATCTTCTTGCCGTACTTGCTGTAGACCTCATTGGAGTTTGCCTTGGCCGCTTTCATGGCCGGAGCGTTTTCCTTTGAGAACATCTTCTGCAAGCGACCTTGAGCCGGAGTGACAGAGCCACCCGACTTAAAAGTGCCGGAAAGTTGATTGATGCTTACAGGAGTGGACGGCTTTTTGCGGCCTTGAGGCATTGCGACGGGGGAGCCGCTATCAACAGTACCCCCCGCCGCGTAGGCTTTTTTTGAGGCTTTTCCCCCCATGCCTTTAGCCAAAAATGCAGGCTTGCCGTTTTTCATTGGCATCCCGCCCCTTTTGTAGCCACCAGCATTGCCCAACGCTACGCCACCAGTCTTGTAGCCACCAGCATTACCTTTTTTTACGCCGCCGGTTTTACCACTGTTTTTGCCAGTGTACTCAGCGGTGTGCATCTTGGTGTTGCGATAAGCGCCACCTTGATTTTCGGTATTGATAATGCCGCCGTCAGCGCAATAAGCACCGCCTTTAGCCATCTCGACCTTGCCACCTTTTTTGTAGCCACCGGCGTTACCCATAGCAACACCGCCAGTCTTCAGACCTTTATGGCCCTTGCTGGCAGGCTTGGACTCGTGAGATTTCAGTTCTTTTTCAAGACCCCTCATCTTCGACATCTCTGCCTTGTGTTCCTTCTTAGACTCGCCGCCTCCTTTCATAGCAGGACGAGCAGCCATCGCCTTGCGGCGTGCGGCCATCGAAGGTTTGCCCGGGGTGCGGACAGGTGCATTAACAGCAGGACGGCCAACAAGAGCAGGTGTGCCCATGATTGCGCCCATAGCGCCACCATAAGCCATCTTCTTGTGTCCCGACCCTTTGTCGCCGGACTTCATTTTGGTCATCGACTTGACAAAACCACCTTTTTTCAGTTTGAGTTCAACTGAAGGTTCAGTGGTCATCATTTTGACCATTGGTTTGAATTGGCCCATGGTTTACCTCTCTTTCGCAACAAAGACGTAATCCACGGTCATAGTCTTAGCAACAGCCTCACCATTTTGGATCGCAATCGTGACAGTCATATCTTCGTCATCAGGCAAGTTAGTGGTCACCGAAGTGCCAGTTACCACGCCATCGACGGAATATTCAATCGCTGATGCACCATCATAGTAAAAGCCCAAGCGAATGAAAGTATCATTAGCCATGGTTGCCACAGACGATGTCGTAGTAGCGGTGTTATTCTTCTCAACCAAAAGGTTTACCGTAGCGGCCCCGTCGGCTTTTATGAAAAACACCCCGTCAGTTACATCGAGAGGGGTTATATCGGTGATTTGAAGACCAATCACCACATCAGACTGAGTTGCGTCGCTGACTTTGAGGCGTGCCTCAAAAAACAGTTTCTTGTTTGAAGCGAAGCGAAATGACTCGCCTTTCTTCTGCAAGGACACAAGATCGTTGTCTGCTGCGGTGTTGGTGATCAAAAGTAGACCACCGTCGCCATCAGTCAGTGCCTGTGTAGCACCGGCGTCAGTTTCAGTTACTGTCCAATCTCCGGCTGTATAGTAGTCGAAGTCTTCCATGTAAGTGTGAAACTGAGTCGGTGCTGGCATTGCCAGATCAGCAAACGGCGAATCTTCACCAACATTGGTTACCCCATTGGGGAACCGAGTTACGAGTAGATTCGACATTGCATTCTCCTAAGAAGAGGGGGCAAAGCCCCCGACCCATGTTTAGATGCCCGGTGTGCCATACATAGCACGCCAGTCAGTGAATCCAACGTCATAACGCTCCGTTGCTTTGTAGCGCATGGTGTCGGTCTCAAAGTCACCTTCCATGGTCTTCTCCAACTTACGACGCATCAGAAGTTTCATACCTTCTGGGGCATCGGTCTGCACCCACCATGCGGTGGCGCTAGTCAGACGCGACAGAACAGCGGCACCCTCGTCAAGCAAGCCAATGGACTTGATCGGGTTGATGTCGTTGTTTGCGTTACCAGCACGCAGAACAGACTTCAGGAGAACTTCGGCTTGAAAGGTATTGCCGGGGGCCACGACCAATTGGCGGGGAACCAGACGAATCTTCTTGCCGTTGTTATCAACAGCCTGACGAATCTGAATCAGCATCTGCTCGAGCGAAGTCTGTGACAGATTCGCAGCAGTTGCCAAAAGGTTCGAGGTCGTGCCGTTGACAATTGGATGAGAGGCGGAGTTCAGTTGAACGCCGTCACCACCGGGGTATGCGCTATTGAAAGCGCGGTTAAGCACATTGGCTGACAGTGTTTCCTTGGTCTCGATCAGGGACTGAGCGAGATGGCGGGCATACACTTGACCAATACGGATGTGGTCGCCATCTTCCACCAGCACTTTGGTCAATGCGAAGGCGAGGCCATACACATTGTAGACATAGCGCTTGAGGAACAGCACGCCACCTTGCTGATAGGACACAGGAGTGCCATCAGGCAGTTGAGGTGCGGCACCAAAACCATACAGGACGGGTTCTTCGTGATAGTTGCGAGGAATACCTTCCTGCTCACGGAAAACACGGCTCCATTCATCAGTGCGTTGATCGTATAAACCATCGAAGCACTCGTTCAGAATGGGTTCAACTATCGACCTAAAGTCGGTACTACGCATCGGAGCGGCCATGATTTACCCCCCTTAAATAGCGTTAACGGACGCTTGGAACTGCGCCTCGTTAATGGTTACGCGAACAACTGTGTACGCATCTCCCCAATCATTGCCGGGGTACGGGGCAATATCAACGATCCGCATCTGTGCGCTTGCGCCCGCTCCAGCCAAAGTGCTGGAAAGAGTTGCTTGCGACAGTCCGGTGGTCGTAGAACCAGCGGTTGTGGCGCTTAGATCGGCTTGATCGCCAATCGAGGTCTGAGCCAGTGAACCGTCAGCCTGAATTTCGTAAACGATCAGGGGATCGTTGTAGAAATAGGCGATGCACGAACCGGTCTCGTATGCCGTATTGGCAGGCCAGTAGTTCGATACACGACGACGGCCAGTGGTGTCAGTAAACTCAACGCCAGCAAAGGCGCCAGCAAACGAATCACCAGCAGCAGCGGGTTGAATGACGCCGCCAGTCACATACTTGACTGGTTGACCTTTCAAAATGTTCGACGCAAAGGCCGAAGCGATACCGCCAGCCAGCGCCTGAGCGCGATCCAGACCAGAAGGATGGAACGCAGGGCGCAGACCGAACGGAGCATTAGTGGCAGACATAGTCTAACTCCTTGTTTGGTAAACAACCTACCCCTAAAAAACAGGAGTAGGAATCGGTTTGTCAATGTTGTCCAGACCGTCACCCTCGAAGGAACCTAGTTGCTTACCTTTGCTGTCTCGACCAGCAACACTCTCGGCTTGCGAACGGATTTTGTTCGCTTCGTCAAGAGGCGCTTCATGGTGAAAATGAGTCATAACTTCTTGGTACACATCCATAGGGATTTTGTACAGAAGCATCTCATTACACGAGATGAAGCCTGCGTGTTCTCCAGCCTTGACCTTGTTGTTCTCAAACCCTTGGATTTCTTCTGCCTTTACAGGCACATACCCGAGTCGAACACGCTTATCAATACTGTCGTAACTGTTGGTTGTCGAAAGCCAGCACAGGTGCCACCCGGCTATCTCAGGTACATCTGGCAATGCTCTTTGTGTCCATTCATCCTTCCACATCTTGCGACGCTCGTTGGACGACACGAAATTATCTTCTGGGGCGGCACGCACTTGATCTTGTACAGCGCGATTTTCCCGGCCACCAGCCGATAAAGATTTTTTTAAGCGAGAATCCATGATTAACTCCTTTTCTTACCGTTGATTGTTGCGTGATTCAAGGGCATAACGACGAATCATTTTTGCCCGTTTATCTGCATCATCCCACATTCCTGCGTCTTTCATCGCCCTGACTTGTTCAGGCGATAGCGTGAAGGTATTTCTACCCCCACTACTGACAGCATTCTCGCGGCTTGATCCAGTCACAACATTCCTCGGTCTACTCGAAGCCCTCGGTTTCCCACTTACCTCATCAGTATAACGATGTGGCAACACTCTCTGCAAGCGTTTGTCAAGTTCTGCCCAATACTCTGGAGTTTTGGGGTTCCAGCCCTCTTCGCCCATGGTTTGATCGATGGCAAGAGCGACTTTTGAATCTTGATTGCCGCCTTGCGGGTCGTACCAGTCATTGCTTGCCATCCATTCGCTGGCAAAACGCTGAAGTTTGGGGTCTGGCGCCTGAATTGTGTGTTGTTTGGGCTGTTGGACGACCTTTTTCTTTAGTGCGTCCAGTGCCTCGTACTGACGGCGGGCCTCAAACCACATTTCTTGCGCTGCGGTAAGCAATTCGCCGTTTCCGGCGGTCGTTGCGTCCGCAATTTTCTGTTTTGCAAAGTTAATTCTGGTTTGCTGGTCTTCAATTGCCTGATTTAGCCTTGCAATATCGCTGCCGTGGGCTTTTTTCTCCAAAATCGAGAGCCGTTCAAGTAAATCTTGGTTTTGGCGCTCTAAAAGTTGGAGTTTTACATCCTTTTCGGCAGAAACTTGCCTGTGATACTCCTTGCGGGCACGCCTTCTATTGCGTTTTTGCTCCCGAAGGCGCTCGGCCTCGGCATCTACCTCGCCTCCAGAGGCTATTTCGGCCTCTCTGGCAACGTCATCGGCCTCGTCTGACCCATCATCATGCTCGTCTGCGGCCTGTGGCTCAGGCGAGGGAATGCTTGGGGGCAGTTCTACGACAGCAGAACCGTCTACGGCCTCCTGAATGGCGATTACCTCTTGTTCTTCTTGCA